TACTGTATCTGGTGGTGGTACAGATAGTGCAGTTACACCAACTAACATTCTAATTAAAAAACAATCTAATCATGGTGCTGCAAATGTAGATGCTATAGCTGTAGGTAACGCCACATTATTTTTGCAAAGAGCAAAAAGAAAAATTAGAGAACTAGCTTACAACTTTGATGTTGATGGTTATATAGCTCCTGATATGACAATCCTTGCCGAACACGTTACTGAAGGAGGTTTAACACAAATTGCTTATCAACAAGAACCTAACCAAATTATTTATGGAGTTAGAGGAGATGGTGAATTAATAGGTTTAACTTATCAAAGAGAACAACAGGTAACAGCTTGGCATAGACATATATTTGGTGGAAGGTTTGGTATAGCAACACTTACAGTTTCAGATTATGCAAATATTGTAACTGGTACTAAATTAACTTTAACAAAATCAGACGGAACAACTGTAGATTTTACATCAACAACTGGTACTGCAGGAACAACTGAATTTAAAACTGAAACAAGTAATAATGCTACAGCAACAAATTTAAAAACTACCATTAATGCTCATGCTGATTTTACAGCAACAGTAGCAAGTGCAGTTGTAACTATAACTGAAACAGCACCTGGTAGTACAGGATATTTAACAATTAAAAGTTTTGATACAACAAGATTAACAGCAGTAAGTGAAAGTAAAGCAGCAGTAGAAAGTGTATCTGTTATTCCAACTGATGATACAGAATATCAAGTATGGGTAATTGTTAAAAGAACCATTAATGGAATTACTAGAAGATATGTAGAATACTTAAATGTATTTGATTATGATAAAGATGATAACAAAACATTTAATTTTTTAGATAGTGCTTTAAGTTATAGTGGTGTAGCAGTTTCAACTCTTTCAGGTTTAGATCACCTTGAGGGACAAGTTGTTGGGGTATTAACAGATGGTGCAACGCACCCAGATAGAACTGTTGCTTCAGGTGCTATTACTTTAGATCGTTCTGCAAAAAATATTAAGATAGGATTAAACTACACATCTTTATTGCAAACAATGAGATTAAATGCTGGATCACAAGATGGTACATCACAAGGTAAGACAAAAAGAATATATGATATTACAGTAAGAATGTTTGAAACAATTGGTGTAGAGGTTGGATCTAATTTATCTGATATGGAAAGAATACCTTTTAGAAATTCTGCTGATTTAATGGATGAAGGTATACCTCCATTTACAGGAGACAAACAGGTAGAATTTAGAGGAAATTACGAGACAGATGGGTTTATCTATGTTAGACAAACTCAACCTTTACCTTTTACAATTTTATCGTTATACCCAAGGCTAGTAACAAATGATGGATAATAAACTACATATAGTACCTTATACTTCAGAGCATGGTAATTTTATTTTATCATGTCAATTAAACCATAAATTAATGGATGAAGATGCTAAGTTTGGAGGAGATGCAATAAATTTAGTAGAAGAGAATTTAGCTTTTACAGGTACTGTTAATGACAAACCTATTTTTGCCGCAGGTATGAAAATGATTTGGGGTCAAGTTGCAGAAGGTTGGGTTATTGCCACACATGAAGTTTGGAATCATCCATTAGCTGTAGCTAAAGCAATCAAAAAAGATTTTGCTATTGTTGCTAAAAAAAATAATATTAAAAGAGTTCAAACTGCTGTAAGGGTAGATTTTGATAAAGGTTTAAGATTTGCTAAATGGTTAGGTTTAGAGAATGAGGGTTTAATGAAATACTATGGCTTTGATGGTTCACATCAATACAGATATGCAAGGATATTTTAATGAGTTTTGTATTTGATATAGCAGCAGGAAAACAAGCAAATGCTCTTGGTAAATATAATCAAAGCGTTCAAAATAGAAATGCTTTAGTTAGAGAACAAGAAGCTGAAGCAATAGAAAAACAAAATGAATTTGATATTGCTAGATTTGACCAACAATTTGTACAATTACAAGGACAATCTAAAACCGCAATATATAAATCTGGTGTAACATTAGAAGGGTCTGGTTTAAGAGTTTTAAGATATAATGCTGAACAAGCAGAAATACAAAAAACTGTTATGGATTATAATTCCAAAGTTTCACAATCACAAAAAATGGAAGAAGCAAACTTTGCAAGAATACAAGGAGTAATTGCTAGAAGAGAAGGTAAAATTGCTCAACTTGGTTATTATGCAAAAGCTGGAGAAAGTTTACTTAGAATGAATCAAGGTAGTGGAGAATAATGAGAGATTATAAATCAGAATACGCAAATTATCATTCTAAACCAGAGCAAAAGAAAAATAGAGCTGGAAGAAATGGAGCAAGAAGAATAATGAAAAAAAAATATGGTTCTAGTATATTGGGTAGAGATGTAGATCATAAAGATAGAAACCCTAGAAACAACAGTACCAGTAATTTAAGATTGCAATCTAAATCTACAAACAGATCAAGGAACAGTTAATATTATGCCAAAAATTCCAACATTTACAACAGAAGCGAGACCTACAGCAGAAGCAGCTAGTGTTGTTTCTAATATAAAAGTAAATGTAAATCAAAGTGTAGCAGCAGCATTAAGACCTTTAGGTAAATCTGCTGAAGATTATTATATTAAACAAAGAGATAATAATGAAAAATTAGAAGCAAAGAAAAAATTTTACGAAATGAAAGCTGAATCTGATATAATTCAAGCAAAAGAAAAAAATAACCCAGATGATGTTAGTGCGGTAAATAATTTTAATCAAACATTTGGTCAATACAAAAATCAACAATTATCACAAATAAAAAATAAAAGAGTAAAAAGAAAATTAGAATTATTATTAAATGCTGACCAACCTGAAAGTGTTTATAAAATAAAAGCCGCTTCATTTGAAGCATTAGAAGCTCAAAATATTGATATGTATAATACAGAACAAAATACATTATCTGCTGAATATTCTTTATCAAAAGATCCAGATTTAAAAAATATAGCAAAACAAAAAAGAATAGAATCTGCTAAAGAATTTGAAAATATGCACCTTATGGGTAAGCCATGGTTAAATAAAGAAATACAAACCATTAATACCGATAGTGCTATATTTGATGCTGATGTTGCTATTGCAAATAACGATTATAACAAAGCAAAAGATATATTACTTACAGCAAAAAATGTAGATGCTGAAGAAATGCAAAAAAGAATTATAACAATAGAAAAACAAAAAGAAGAATATGATGCTACAGGTTATGGAATCAAAGAAATATTAGAAGGAAGAAACCCTCTAATTGGTGCAACAATAAAAGGTACTACAGATAAAAAAATATTAGAAGGAACAGATGCTGTTTTATTTAATCAAGCTGCAACAGCCAAATTAGATGAAGAACGAACATTTGCTTTTGTTGATGAAAAATTTGCTAAAACAGGTTTATTATCACCAATGTACGAAGAGTTAATCCAAGCAGGATTTAGTGCTGGTTCAGCTACAACATTTGATAATGCTGCTGACATTCCACCTGTATTAATTCAAGCTGTTAAAGCAGCAGAAACTGCAGATAAATTAGGTAGATTAAATGTTTATACAACAGATGATGAAGAAACATTTTTTAGAAATGTAATTATCTCTAAAAAAATTTTAGGAATGAATGATTATAAAGCTATAAAAAGTGCAAAAGAATTTCAAACAAATTACAATAAAGCTGTTTTTAATGGCACAACTAAACTAAGAAATAAAACTCTTGAAAATATAGAGACAGCTTTTACTACTGATCCATGGTTTTTTCAAGGTGCAAATACTTTAGTAACAAATATTGGAGAGGTTAAAATGTATGCTAACAAACTTTTTGATATGTATATAGTAAATAATATAAATCCAAAAGAAGTACAAAATTTAGTAGTTGAAAACTTAAAAAAAGATTTACAAATAGTAGATGATTATGCTTATATGAAAAGAGATATAGATTCATTTAAGTCTATTGGTGGTTTGGATATGGTTAAGCCAGTTAAAGAGTATATTATTAAAAACAATATGTTAGATGAAGATCCTGATGATTTTTTTTTAAGGTCTATTGGTGGTGGTGCATTTGAAATAAGAACAAGATTAGATTTAGGTATAGTATTTGATAAAGACAATAAACCTATGATTTATTATGCTAAAGATTTATATGCAATTAATAAAGAAAGAGAAACCAAAGGGTTATTAAAAATAAAAAAAGAAACACAAAAATCACAAGAAGAAAAAACTAAATTTAAAGAACAATTTGAACCTATTTTTGGCAGCGGAGGGTTCTAAATGGCTGAAGGTACAAATTTAGATTTCATATTAAGTACCGATTATCTTAGTGTTGATGACCAAAAAATTTTAAATGAAAAAAAAGAAGCAGAAAAAATTACATTAGGTGAAGGTATTAGCCTTGCTATACAACAAGAACAAATATTACCTTCAATATTAAAAGCAAATTCAAGACCAGATTTAGAACCTAATTATGATTTTAGATTAGATGATGAAACTTTTGATGAATTAAGTAAAGATATTAATCCTGAATATTGGGATGAATTTTCTAATGCTACTTCATTGGGTCAAGCATATCAAATAAAACAAAGAATATTAGATTCTCAAGAAGCTAATAAAAAATTAGCTACATTGGGATTTACAGGTACAGCATTAAGAGTAGGTTCTGCAATATTAGATCCCACAGCTTTAATAGCTGATGCAGTAACTTTTGGTTTTGCTAGACCTTTTATTTATGCAAACAGAGCAGTAAGATATTCAAAATATTTAAGAGCTGGATTGGTTGGTGCTGGTCAAGCATCTTTAATTACCGCACCTGTTATTTTAAATGATCCAACAAGAGATATAGAAGAAATAGGATATGCAGCAATTATGGGTGGTGCAATCACTTCTGGTCTTACAAGATTTTTAGGACCAAAACATCCAGATATAAATAAATTTGATGCTGAATCACAAAATTTAGGTAAGTCTATTGAAAAATCTAATCTTGAAAATGATGGTTATAAACTAACAGAAAAAGGTGAAAAGTATTTTGGTCCAGACAAACCTGTAACTCCATCTGTATATGTAGATGAAGTAGATGAATTATTACCAAGCCAAGAAAGTATTAAAGCAACAAATTCAAATAAATATTCAAAAAAAGAAAAAGTTACAATTGATTCAATTAGAAAAGAAACTGATATTGCTTTTGAAAAAATGAATAAAGAAATTGAAGATATAAGATTAGGTCTTACTAAACCAACTATTAAAAGTGATGTTGGTGAAATTAAACCAATTATTAAAAATGATGTTGGTGAAATTGATATACCTATTCCAAAAAAATTTGTTGCTGGAGATTCAATAGAATTTTTTGATGATGCTGGAAATAAAGTTAAAAGAAAAGTTGTAAGTGTTAGTAGTTCTGGAAGGTCTGTAAAAGTAAAATTAGGCAATGAAGAAAAAGTAATTTCTTTAGAAGAAGGAGCTAGTGATTTTATTAATTTTAAAAATCCAAATTATGTATTAAGAGCAGCAGGAACTAACTTTCAAAGACAAAGTATATCAGAATTAAAAAAACAAGATTTAGAAAATTTAAGAATAGACTTACAAAGTAAAAAAACAAAATTTGAATCTGAACAAGTAACAAATCAAAAAGCATATAAAGATGTTGTTAAAGATTTAAAATCAATTGAATATTCTTTAAATGTTTTACCTGCAAGACAAGTAGATGAAGTAGTTACTAATTTTTTTGACAGACTAGATATAACTCCTAATGTTGCTTTTGCTAAATTTAGAGGTGATAAATCATCTGTATTAAGAAGATCAGAATCTCCTTTTATGAGATCAATGTCTGAAAAATTTGCAGAAGAAGCGGTAGGTAATGTTAATTCATCAAGATCAATTTTAACTGCTGATATTTATAAACATAACTACGCATTTACTACAGAAACTTTATTTTATAAATCTTATGCTCCTGCTTTTGATAAATTTATGAGAGAAGTTAAAGGTAAAAAATTTGGAAACAACTATGTTATTAATGATCGTTTAGAATTTTCTAATTTAGTTTCTCGTGCAGTAAGAGGAGAAATTATTGATGTACCTGGTGTTGCCGAAGCAGCTTTAGCTACAAGAAAAGTATTAAAAAAAATATTAAATGATTTAAAAAAAGAAGGTGTACAAGGTGCAGCAGAAGTTTTAGATAATCCAAATTATTTTCCTAGAAAATGGTCTATGGGTAAGATGGCAGACATGCAATTAAAAGTTAATTATGTTCCATTTATTAATTTTTTAAAAAATTCTTTAGTTAGAGGTTCACAAGATTTATCTGATGTAGATGGATTAAGAATAGCAAAACATATTTATAAAGTAGTTAATACTAATAAATTTGGTGATGGTTTTTCTATTGATAGACTTTTAGCTACGACAGATGCTGACGAATTAAGAACTTTAATTAAAGATTACGCAAATTTAGATCCAAATGAAATGGAAGATTTAGTTCAAGCGTTATTAAAACCAGGAAGAGATAAAGCAACTTCTGTTCCTAGATTAAGAAGAAGAGCATCATTTGATGAAAATTATGAAGAAACTATTGATGGAGTTAAAATTAAATTTACTGATCTTTTAGATAATAATACAGAAGGTTTAATGGGATCTTATATTGAGCAAATGTCTGGTCAAATTGCTCTTGCAAGAATAGGAATAAAGTCAAGACAAGATTACACAAAAATTTTAAACAAAGTTAAAGAGAGTTATGAAATTCCAGAAATTGCAAAAAAATACAGTACAAGAGTAGGTAAAATGAGAAAAGAACTTGAGCTTACCACATTAGAAACAATTTATAAAAATATAGTAGGAATACCAACAGAAAAAAATATTCAAGGTTTTCAATCAACTGCACTTAGAAATTTAAGAAAATACAATTATGTTAATGTATTTAACCAAGTAGGTTTTTCTCAAATTCCAGAAATGGGTAATGTTATTGGTACTGCTGGAGTAAGAACAATGATAAAATATATGTCAGAATATAAAAAAATTTTATCAAGAGCAAAAGATGGAAAATTAAATAATGAATTTCTTGATGAAATTGAAACATTGGTTAGTGGTACTGGTTCTAATAGACTTATAGATAGCACAATAAATAGAACAGATGATTTTGCTGGTATGACTACAAACATTGGAAGAACAGAAAAAGTATTAGATATTGGTAGTAGAATAACTTCAGATTTTTCTGGTTTTCATGCAATAGATACTATGTCAAGAAGATTAGCAGCAATTACTTCTTTTGATAAACTTGCACAATATGCAACAGGTAAATTAAAAGTAACTGAATCTGTTTTAAAACGATATAGAAATATTGGTTTTAGCGATAGTGAATTGCAAGGTGTATTTAAAAGTATAAGAGATAATGCTACTTTTATTGAAGGTGGTTTGACAGGAAGAAAAATTAAAATATTTAATATAGATAATTGGGAAGATCAAGATTTAGCAAACAAAATGTCTTTATATATGGGTAGACATTTAAGAAGAGTAGTTCAAGAAAATAACTATGGAGAAATGTTAGTAGTAGGAACTGATGGTGGTTTAGGAAAAACTATGCTTCAATTTAGAAATTTTGTTATTACAGCTTATTCTAAACAGTTATTACATGGATTACACATGAGAGACTTTACTGCATTTTCTAGTGCCATGACATCTACATTTCTTGCTGGACTTGTGTACGTTGCACAAACCCACATACAAGCAATAGGAAAATCTCCACAAGAAAAAAAAGAATTTTTAGAAAAAAGATTATCAGTAGGATCAATAGGAAAAGCATCATTTCAAAGATCAACTTATTCTACTTTATTGCCTACTTTTGCAGATACATTTAGAGATCCTTTTGGAGCTGAACCTTTATTTAACTACAGATCATCTGGATTAGAAGTAAATGTAATAACAGGAAACCCTAGTTATCGTTTAATAACAAAAGGATGGGGTGCAATTTCAGATATAGGCACATCAATAGCAGATGATGAGTTTGATTTTAGCAAACAATCACTTTACAAATTAAAGGCTATCGCACCATTCCAAAATATGTTAGGTATAACTAACATTTTACAGTATATGATTGATGAATCTGATTTACCAGATAAGTCTAAATAATATGGACAAAGGATAAATAATTTAATATAGAGAACTAACATGACAGTATCAAGCACAACAGTAAAAAATTCATACTCAGGCAATGGTAGTAACGATACTTTTGTTTACGGATTCAAGATTTTTGCAGACACAGACTTAGAAGTAATTATTAGATCAGCTACAGGAA